CCTTGAAGCCCGAGGTCTTGCCGATGATGAAACCGCCATCCGCGGCCAGCCAGCCATCCGATCCGGTCGGATCCTCGATCCAGTTGAGAAGCGAGTCCTGAAGCGAGGTTTCAGCCGCTTCGGCCAGAGCCTGACCGGCCTCGGCAAGTGTGCTGTCAGCCCGGCCCTGCGCGGTATTGATGGCCGTGACGGCATCGCTGATGGCGGTACTGGGTGCAGTGGCGTCATCAGCCACCATTGTCCCGGTTGTGACAACCGCCGAAATCCGTCGCGTGCCCACCACGCCATACTGGCTGATATAGGAAATCGCGACTTCATACCCGGTAGACGATTCCAGCCCGACAATCGGAATAGTCGTGGTCGACGGCTTGAATTCCCCGACGACCTGCCAACCGCTATCGTCATCGTCCCAGACCAGACCATCCGCCGGGTCCAGTTCCGTGCGATACTCGACAACGATGCCCGCCGCCGTCTCGATATCAGCAACGCCCGTCACCGTGATGCCAGGCGTGTTGCCGCTGTCCGCCGTCGGCGTCCAGACGCCCGAGCCGGGCGCCGCGACCGTGTAAATGTCTGGCGCGGTCAGGCCGGGCGGGGTCGGCGGGGTCGGGTCGAGCCCAAGCGCATAGGTGTGCTTGCCGCTGGTCTCGGAAACAAACCCGATGCGCACGATATTGGTGGCAGGTTCGAACACCCGCGACATGCAAAGGCATTCCACCCCATCCAGCAGGAAGCCCGGCTCGTCGATCGTGAACACATCGCCCGGCTCGATCTGCGCCATGTGCGGCTTGAACGGGACGGTTCCGCGGATCGTCTCGCGACTGTCGACCATGTCATAGGCGGCCAGCTGCGCAGGCTGGTGGCGGTTCGTGCCATTCGACTTGATCGCGACATAGGGATAATCAACGCCGCTCTCGCGGGTGCCGCCATCGGCAGTCACATAAGTGGCCTCCGACACCGGGTCCTGCGCCACCATTTCCCAGTCATGGGTTTCCATCACGCAGCGCGGGATGATGGTGTTGCGTCGCGTCAGCCGATCGGCACCAATCTCGATCTCGAACGGGCCGGCGGTGTCCGCACCCGTCACCGTGACGATTGACGAGCGGGGCGTGCGCACCATGCAGGAAATCTTCCCGCCCTTGCGCATATAAATCCCGCCGCCCGCCTGAAGCATGGCCAGCAGAACCTGGTGCTTGTCATCCTTGGTGGTCGGCTGGCCGGACACCACCCAGTCATTCGCGTCAGCAATGTTGGCGCCTTCCACGAAGGCCGGCACATCAATGCCCGATTGGGCCGCGCCGATACCGCCCACCAGCACATCATTCTCGAAATACCCCAGGCACCATTTCAGGGCGTGCAGATAGGGATTTTCCGAATAAACCCAGGTCGAGGCATCATCGACGCGGCAGCTTCCAGAACCGCCCGGATAAGTACTGTCCAGGCGCGGATCCCAGCACAGAATGCCTTCGATCAGTTGCAGCGGCTGTGGTTCGCCGTTCGGCCAGCGCTCGCGATCCTTGTCCATCGCCATGGTCAGCATGGAGGCGGCCTTGCCAGACAGCTTGTAGGACGAATTCCACGCCGGCAGCGTGCCCGCTATTGTCGGGTCGCCCTTGTCAGCCGGAGACTGCAGCGCGGTGTCCGGTTGCGCCCCCAGCGTCGAGTCGCGCCAGAAGATGTCATTCCAGGTGCCGGTCGATTGGCGGCCATAGGACCCGGCAAATGTGCAAGTCTCGCCATCCGCCGTGAATGTGCCGAACGCATTGATCGGACCGGCGCCGGAATAAACCGTGACGATGGACTGATAGCGGTTGTCAGACCCCCACTCGTCGCGGTGCACGATATTGCCCGCAACCGCCCGGCGGCCAATGATGAAGGGGATGCCCGCGTCCGGATCAGCTTTCCATTCGGTGGGGCTGCCACCTGCGTCAACACTAGGGGCGAGGATGGCGGTGGCCGTCGCTGAGATTCCGATCTGGACTGCCAGAACGGTCGCTGTTTGAGCAACCGTCGCAGTGCCAGCTGCCGCAGCGGCGAAGGCACCACCGACATAGGAAACGACAGCACTGACGGCAGCTGAAATCGGATCAGCCATTCGACACTCTCCACGCTCCGCAGAAAAGACTGGACGGCTTGATGACGCCGAAACGGCCGGCACCGTCGAGGCTGAGAAGCCGCGTGCTGCCGGGGCTCACGCACACCGTCAGGGCCACATCGAACCGGTCATCATCAGAAGGCAGGCCCACGATATCGCCGGGCCAGGCCGCCGCCGGTGCGATACGAGCCAGGCCGGTCGCATCCATGGCGGCCAGCAGATTGTCATGCCCTGTCGCCTCCAGGGCCTTGGCGGCCCCCAGCGCGCTGCGATAGCGCAGCCCCTTCAGCTGAGGCACGGACACGCCTTGCTTGCGCAGCGCCAGGGCGGTCAGCTTCACACAATCGGTGCGGCCCCAGCGCAGCGCCTGACCGGCAAAGCGCTTCAGGCAGGCGTCGACGGCCCGCTGGCGGACCAGCAGATTGTTTTCCTGTCGCATGAACGGGCCCTATTGCAGCCGGGTGTAGGGGCGGCCACCCGGATTGGTCACCGCATCGCGCCCGCCCACGCTGCTCACCGAATTTCTCGGCGTGCGCAGGCGCCAGTAGATCTTGCGGGTCACGGCGCTGACATGGGAAAGCCCCAGCTCGCCCGTCCACACGCTCTGGTGAAAGGCGTTCGAAAGGCGCTGGCTGGCATCCTGAAGCAGCTGAAATTGCTCTTCGGTATAGGTCGAGACGTGCAGGGTCCGGCTGTTTGGACCGACCTCCAGGGTCGACAGGTTCAATCGGCCCGTGAACCATTCCAGCGGCGTGCCGATGACCGACCCGTCCGACGGGTCGACAGCGCCCCAATACAGCGTCCAGACCGCCCCTTGCGCCGCAGCAGCCGTCAGATCCTCCAACCCGGTGTCGCTGGCGACCTGAAATCCCAGATCCGGCGCCACTGCCTCGGTGCCAGCACCATCCTCGATCTCCGAGACATAGGACAGAGTGCCGAAATCATCGTGCTCGGGCACGAAGGTCTTGCTGTCAAACACCACTGTGCCGCCTGAGGTCAGCCGAACAGTCTCACCCGGCAACACCAATTCCAGCGCGATGAAGGAAAACGGGTTGGCCTCTTGCCACTCGGCGATCAGCAGGGAATCCATTAGCCTCGCTCCCGGATCGAAAACGAAAGCCCCGGCACATGACCGGCCTCGTTGGTGTCGAAGGCATTGGCCGGAAGGTCGCGCACATAGCCCTCGATCTTGGGGCTGGCGATCTCCACCGTATCACCGTCAGCAGGCGCCACGCGGATCAGCGGACGCAACGGAAGCGCGATGACGCCGAGGCCATCCGCTGTAGCGTCCGCCGTCGCCCGGTACAGATAGCGACGCGATGAAATCACGATCGACACCCACTGCCCCTTGAAAACGGAATAAGCCGCCGAGCAGCCGCGCACATTCAGTGTGCTGCCAAGCTGCGACGCCCCATCAACCACCGGCGTGCCCGGCGACCCAAGCGACTTGCCCGGCTGCGGCACCGGCAAAAGCACGGTATCCGTCTCGGTTTCCAGATCGGTCCAGGCCAGGGCGTCGGCATAGGTCATCGCCGCCAGCTGGAAGCGCATTTGCCATTTCGATCCAAGGCGGGCGATCCGGCTTTCATCACCGCCGAACGCGGGCGACAGGTCAGCCCGGGCCGAGACAAGTGACGCGCCAGACACGCGGATCTGGCTGGATGTGGGAAGTGCCGTCGCCATCAGCGCAGCCTTTTCGTGTTGCGGGCCGCCCGGCGTTGCGCCCGAGCCTCGCCGGCCGCATAGGCCTGACCGGCCGCGCGTTCCGCCACAGGTGTCGCCGCTTCCTGTACGGCGGTATCAAACAGGTCACTCTTGTCGACCGAGACGAACACGAGGCGATCCCTGATCACCTCCCGGCCCGGCATGCCGCCAGCACCGGCCAGCACCGTTGCAGGGACACCCGAAATGATGGTTTCCGGACCGGTCTCGCCGACGCGATACATCATGCCGGCTTGCATGGGCCCGCCCGAAGCCCGGCCACCTCCGAATGCGGCTGTCAGCACGGTCGCCGCCGTGCTCAAAAAGCCCGAGCCGCCACCCTCACCGCCACCCGATTGCGACATCAGGTCGAACAGGTGTTCACCGGCCCGGTTGAACGCCTCATAGAGGCCATCATAGGCAGCCTGGTAGAGTCGGCGGCGCAGGAACTCGGCCAGATCACCGTCAACGGCCGCCATGACGCCGGATGCGAATGTCGCAGCAAACTCGTGACTGAAGGCATCGCGGCGGTCGCGCAGCGCTTCCAGCTCCGCATCCTTCAGGGCGGCGGCCTGTTCCCGCGCAATCTCGGCAAAACCTTCCATCGCCTCGCGCTTGGCGTCGGCCCGAAGGGCGGCCCGGGTCGGACGGCCGGCAAATCCCGGCGTAACATCAGCCCCCCAATCATCGTCAGGCATATCGAGCGGACGCGAACCGCCTGCACCACTGCCTGCGTCGCTGTTTTCCCGGTTCTGGGCCGCGGTGTCGCGGCGACTTTGCTCTTGCTGCAATCGCATTGTCAGGCGCTCAATGCGCTCATCCAGCATTGCCTGCTGTCCACGCAATTCGTTCAGCTCAGCCTGAGCGCGATCCGCGCGGCGATCATTGGCAGGCGTGTTCGGTAGATAGGTGAACTCATCGACACGGGACTGTTCGCGTTCAATCGCCGACTCGAGCAGGCGACGTTCGAGCTGCATTTGACCGATAAGGTTCTCGAGCGGAGACTCGGCCAGGTCGTCGCGAACAAACGTCCACATACTCCCCAGCGCGCCGCCCGCCTTGATCGCCAAGCTCGCGATGTCACCCAGCGCCTCGGCGAGGTTGGCCAGTTCGTCGGCATTCTCCGCAACAGAGCGATTGAACTCAGCGCCGATCGTGTCTTCCATTTCACGCATGGTCCGCGCCGCCTCAGCGGCGTTTCGCGCGAGCTCATCACCAATGATCGCACCGGCGTCCTCTGCGGCGTGCGCAAACTCCTCCAGACCGTCGCGGCCTTCGCGGAGCATGTTCACCAATGCGGCGCCTTCGCTGTCGAACGCCTTGAATGACAGTCGGAGCTGCTCCTGGCTGCTGCCGGCATTCTCGACCGCTGTCGCGTAGTCGAGAAGAATGTCGTAGCTCGACCGCATGTTGCCCTGGCTGTCGCGCAGGGGAATGTTTAGCTTTTCCAAATCGCCCTGAAGCTCGCCTGTGCCGTTCGCGGCTTCGGCCACACGACGCGACCAGCGCTGCATGGCCATATCAGTTTGCCCGATCTCCACTCCGACCTGACGGCCGGCGAAGCGCAGACGTTCCAGCTCATCCACGGTGAAGCTTGTTCGATCGGCGGCCAGCACAAGGTTTTCAGAGAAGTCCAGCGATGTCCGGGCCATGCTCGCGAGCATCGTGCCGCCAAGCGCCACACCACCAACACCCAGCAATGGCCCCAGCGCGGCCATCAGGCCACGCCCTGCCCGTGCTGTTCGCTGCATCGACGTTTCCACGCCCCGCCAGGCCGGGCCGGTCCGGTCACGGGCGTGAATGTCGAAACGGAAATCGGAACCCAACCCCAGGGCCATCAGCTGTCTCGCTTCATGTCTTCCGCACGCATCTCGTCATGCGCCTGCCAGAGGCGCAGCTCATCGTCGGTCAGGGTCTCGGAAAGTTCGGCGACCGTGCGGCCTAGCCGCTCGGCGAGGAAGAAGAGGTATCTGAGCTCGTCATCGTCGGAGAGTTTTTTTTAGCCTCCTCGAACGACAATCCGTGCCACAGACGATAGCCCAGATGCTCGATCACCTCGGCATCAACCTTGCGGGCCAGAAACAGGCGATCCGCGATGGTGAACAGGGCATCGCCTTTCTCATCCACCGCCAGGCGAATGACCGTGCGAAGGGCCTCCTCGAACGGATCCTGATGGCCCCTGTCCGTGCGGGCGTCACGCATGATCGCCGACTTGTCGGCAATGGTCGGCTTCTTCGCGAAGACGCGCACCGGCGCGTCCTCGCTGCCAAAGGCGACGACATCCACGAAGGTCACATGGTTTTCGCGAAGCTCGCGGGCCCGGTCGAGATAGCTTGCGACCAGGCCCTTTTCGGCCTTCATCATGGTCAGACGACGGTGCCGATCGTCAGCGCGCCATTGCCTTGGCAATCGAAGGATTGCGAGACAATGCCGTCGACGGACGATTGGATGCCGATGCTGGTGACCGTCGCGGTGCCGGTGTATTCCGCGTCGCCGCTCGCATCATCGGACGGATAGAGGTTCAGCGTCACCGATGCGCCGATGGTCAATGCCACCTGCCCGTTCGTGTCGCTCGGATCCCAATGACAGGTGATGCTGGCCGTCCAGGCGTTCAGCCCGACAATATGGCTGCGCCAGCTGTCGCCTTGGGCGGTGTCGTCGGCCGTCTCGGCGGTCTGGGTCACCGACCACTGCGTTGTTTCAGCCACCGCGTTCGCGCCGACCTTCACGATGCCGTCCTTACCGTGTGAAGTTGCCATGATACTTGCTCCTTGAGGCTATGGCAGGATGACGCCGGGGGCACCCTCGGCGGTCTGGGTCTGAATTTCGCAGGTCAGTCGCAACTGGCCGGCGATCTGGTTGCCGTCGCCGTCATAAACTTCCGAGACGGCGCGGGGGGTGATGTCGAAGAGCACGCCGGCCGACCAGTCACCGGGCAGCAAGGCGGTTTCAACTTCGAGAAGGATTGTGTGCAGAAGATCGTCTGCGGCCTCTTCATTGGCGGCCTCGACGATCATGTCGACATGCACCTGATCGGTGCGCTCCTGGCGGCGTGGGGTTCGTTGTGTGATCGGCGTCACATCTCCATCGCCCACGCCGATTGAAAGGGCGGGAAGATCGGTCTTGTTGACAGCGCGGGTCCGCTTGACGAACACGCTCGTGCCGGTGGTGGTCAGACCGGTCAGCTGGGTCTTGATCAGATCCCGCGCCTGTATCCGCACATGGGTCGGCATCAGCTCATCACCTCGTGAAGAATGAAAACCACCATGCCGAAACTGTCAGGCTGCGGCGGCGATGCCGTGATGTAGGTCGTTCCGTCGATGGAAAACTGATCGTTTTCAGCCGCATTCGGACAGTCGGCCCGGGCCAGCGAAATGGCGGGTTTGGCGCTTTCCACCTGAACAGCGCCGTCGTCCATCGCCGCGTAATAGTCGGCGGAGAAGACGCCATTGACGGTGGCGGGGTCGCCGGTGACAGGCGTGTATGTCACGCTCTGCCCCAGCGCCGCCCCGAACACGCGGGGCATGCCGGCGAAGACACGCCCCGCCATGTCTTAGGCGCCCGCAGCGAGCGGCGGGGTCGGGTTGAGCCGGACGTCGAAGGTCGTATCCGACGATCCGGCGGCCGAAACCGCGACGCCGCAAAACCAGTTGCTGAGCGCCGTCTTGTTGAATTCCGCGTCGGCGACGTCCCAGTAGACCGGATCACCCTGCGAAATGGCGAGCGAGGTCGCCTTGGGCAGTGTGTGGACACCATCCAGGCGCAGCACCACGTCGGCACCACTCGCAGCATCCGACTGGGCAACACCAAAGATGTTGCCCACCTTTACGAAATCGCCGGAGGAAACCGCAGCCGGCGCGGTGACGGTCAGGAAACAACCGTTCTGAACAAAGTTCGTTGCCATGGGGAAAGCCTTCCTTGCTTGTTGGATAGCCAGCCATGCGCCGGCATTCAGGTCTTGGCATGAAAAGGGGGGCGACGATTGCTCGCCGCCCCCCTTCATTCAGGGATGATGTGCCCGAGCTCTAGGAGCCGGGGTTTTTCACCATGCCGCGATAGTCGATCGCCTTGGCCGCACGACGCAGACGCGCCTTCAGCTTGATCGCGTCGGTGTCGAAGTCCTCGACCTGCTGGATGACCGGGCCCTGCTCACCTTCCAGCGAGGCGAAGTCGATCGTGTCGACATCGCCCGGATCCGCGAACAGATACCAGTCATCGGCCGAACCGCCAGACAGGCTGGCCAGGCGCGGCTCGATGATCGGCGTCAGACCGGCGTGGACATTGTCATAGGCCGGATCATTGGCGATGGTCATCGAGCGGGTGTACTGAAGCGCCACCGTTTCCAGCTCGGCCGGAACAGCAAGGTAGCGCGGCTCCAGGTTGAGCAACGAGCCGGACTCGTCCGCGCTCGGCGCCAGCGAAGTCTGCTTGCGCATGGCCGCCTTCGCCTTGCCAAGGTTGTCAATGGTGATCGCACCGGCAGTCACCAGGTTGCCGTGGGCGGCATCGAAAAGGGCCACCGTGTCTGCCATGGCGGCGTTCGCGGTGATGATCGCCCACACCAGATCGCTTTCGAAATTCGCAGCGGACCGGCCAAACATCGTGACCATCCGGTCGAAGGCACGCAGATCGTCATTGATCAGCATTTCCTCGGTGAAGCGGATGGCCCGGCCATAGGTCGCGAGCGCGTACTGCTCACGGCTCTCGCCGAAGGTGCCATAGGTATATTCAGCCCCTTCCAGCTTCTGGACGAAAGCCGGCGCATCACTCAGGGCGACAACGCTGGTCGTCTTGAAGTCCGGCAGGGTGACCTCATTGACGATCGGTCGGAACGTCTGCGGGGCCGATTCGTAGGCCTTCTGCAAACGCTTCGACGCGACATTGGCGAGGATGTACGGGAAGTCGCTGGTCGTGTGCGAGGACCGCAGGATCTTCGCTGCCAACTCGCTGCGCGACAGGCCACGAACATTCTCACCGCGCTGGGCGAGAAGGTCCTTGCCGATTTCCAGCAGGTTCATGCCGCGGAACTGACGGGCGCCGTCCTCGAGGGCGACTCCCGACGGTGCCATGCGGTGCTCGAGCGCGTTGATCGCCAGACCACGACGCACGTCCACCTCGTCGTGACCGCTGATGCGGGCGCGGGTTTGCGGGGCCTTGTCGTCCTGATCGGCCAGCAGGTCGATAAAAGCGGCCCGGGCCTGGTCGACGGTGTTGCCATCAGCGATCTGTGCATCGATCGCGGCGTCGTCCAGCTTCAGCTTGCGGCCGATGGTGCGAATCTCGGAGGCGCGCTTGCGCTCTTCGTCGCGGGCGGTGCGGGCGAGCGCTTCGGTATCAACCGGAGCAGGCGTGTTAACCGGCGGATTGACCGGCTGGGCGCGGGTGACGTCGTCTTTCGGGGCGTCGCCCGTCTTTTCGATTGCCTTGGTAGACATCGGGGTCTCCTCGTGGGATTGGGCGGGCTCCGCCCGTTCAATGATACAGGGGTTTTCGATCTGGCCATCGGCCGCGCGGAACCCTGCCTTGTCGTCCGCGCCAATGGGCACCGCGGAAATCTCCATCGGCTCCCAATCTCGTGCGATGACGCGGGTGCAGCCGTCGTCGTCGCTCTCAATCACTTCGTAGCGATGGACCTGATAGCCCACCGACACATTGCGGATGATCCCGCCCTTGATGTCGCGCCAGATCGGTTCAACGTCGTCACGTTCCGACAGGCGGATCAGGGCTCGGCCCTCTCCGTCCTCAATCCATGCGCGCTCGACCACGCCGATCACATCATTCAGCGACCAATCGCTGTGCGTGTTCAAAAAAGGCGCGCCATTGTTCAGGCGGTCCAGCCGGATCGCCTCGGGCGAGACGTCCAGCTCTTCCAACACGCGGCCCAGACCCGGCATGTAACGGCGAACTGCCGCGCCAGTGGTCCAAACCACCTCGACCGTGCGGGCCGTCTCATCGACGCTGTCCACACGCAGTTGCACGTTGCGGCCAAGCCGGGACAGCTTGACCTCGTCTGCCACATCATCCGGCATGACTTACTCCTCGTCGGTTTCGTCGATTGAAGCGGGTGTAGATGCCGATCCGGACTGGCCGGACACGGCTGCCTGCGTCAGGCCAGCATCGCTGACCTTTCGCGGATCGCTGTCGAAGACCATTTCGGCTTCGTCGACTTCGGCGAACCAGGTCGCAAATTCAGCAATCACGGCTTCGGGATTGCGGCCGTCAGCGCGGATGGCCTCATTGATCGAACGCTTGCCGATCCGTGCCTCCATCTTGTCGGCCATCGCCTCTTTCAGGCGGTCGATCGGCTCAAAGCCTGGCAGCGTCCAGGACACGCCATAGTCCAGCGCGTCGATCCGGCCAGCGGCGAACGCACTCTCGACAAACCAGCGATACTGCGGGCGACACAGCGTGGGCAGCACTGTACGCCGCTGGAAGCGGCGGATGGCCTGTTTGAACGGGACAAAGCCGGCCTTGTAGCTAGACCAGTTGGCCTGGCTCACATCACCGGTCAGCAGCATGTAGGGCATGGACGCGCCTGACGCGATGCGATGCAGGCGCGACCGAATGTACTCAGGATGACCGGCAGTCGACGGCGGAGTCGCGAAACTGATGTCCTCGCCGGGCTCGAGGTACTCAATCATGCCTGGCTCGAACCGCTCCAGCTCGCCTTCATCGTCATCAAGCTCATCCAGCCCGACCTCACGATTGTTCGTCACATCGGAGCGGCGCACAAAGGCGCCGAAGCAATTGGCGATCTTTTGTTGCATCAAGGATGCCTGTTCCAGGTCATCCAGATCACCGAGGTCCTGCAGCACAGCATGAAGCAGCGGCACACCCAGCAATTGGCCCGGGCGGGTGCGGCGATACGAATGCGCGACCTGATCGGCACCGACGCGGGTGCTGGTCAATGACTGACCATGCAAAATTCGGTTCTCGCCAGGATGGTGCGGAAACAGCCAGTAGGCCTGCCGGCGGTTCAACAGATCCAGCTCGATGCCGCCCACAATGTCATTGCTGCCATTTCGCAGGCGGGTGCCATCCAGGTGATCCGGTTCCAGCAGCTGGATCTGCAGCGGGATGCCCAGCCCGTCTGACGACCGGCGACGACGGCGGCGTTGCAACACGTCACCGCTTTCCAGCAGTGTGTGAATGGCAAGATCCTGCAGGGCAAGCCAATCGCCCTGACCATCGCTATCCGCGTGTTCGGAAAATTCCTCGAACGCCTCACGCAATTGCCGATCAAGGCGATCACTGCCAGTGGCCGGGGTTGGCACAATGCCAGATGCGCTTTCTGTCCAGATTTCCAGCGCCCGCTTGGCGTAAGGGTCATTGCGTTGCGACTCGCGGGATCTGTTGCGCAGCGTTGCCGCTGCTGCGGTGTTTTCGGCATTGGCCGACGTGCCACGGCCCTTTCGATACTTGTTGCGGCGGCCGGTCGAGGCAGCCTCGAAGCTGCGCATGGCATGACCCAGGGCGGCCTGCGCGCGCGCTCGGCGCAGGGCGGCCTCTGGCGCGACCTGGCCAATCAGATGCGTCAGCCAGCCCATCAGGAACCACCCTTGAACACGGCGCGGGACTGGCGGCGGCGGGTCGTGACGCCCAGCTCTCGCTCCATCTCGGTCCGGACAGACTTCATGTCGGCCAGGCTCTGATATTCGACGCGTTGACCGTTGTACGACACCACACGCGCGCCGGTGGCGATGGCAGCGTTCAAGGCGTCCAGGTCGGCTTGGGCGTATCGCGTGCTCACAACCAGCTATCTCCACTGTCATTGAGGCCGCGGCGCTTTTTGCGGCGGCGTTTGCGTTGAGGCGGCCCAAGTGGCGGGCTGGGTTTGGCTTGTTCGGACGTCCTCGCAGGCGTGCCTTCCGCGGCGGCATGGGGTCCGGAGTCGTCGGCACCGGCGTCCGCTGTCGGGACGGCAGCGGCCTTCGGCAACTGGATCGGCGAAGCGTAGAGCGCCGCGACGTTGTATCGGCGCAGGTCGTGAGCCTCGTTTCGAACGCCTTTCGGACATTCATAGGCACGGACGTCCTGGCCACCGACGCGGCGGCGGATGACTTTCTCGGCCAGCAACTGACTGAAGTATGCCGCGTCATAATCGGCCGAGAAGTGACAGTATCCAGCGCCCGGCTTCTTCACCCGAAGCGCGCTGTAAACCTGATCAGACGCGGCATTCGTGCCGACCATGAACAGGGTGTGCTTCGTGCGCGAAATCGAAACCCGCTTCGGCCAGATTGGCTTGCCCGCACCGCCGTCGCCCTTGATCGCGTAGACCCGCCTGCCCAGACGTTCAGCGCAGAACCCATAAACGCGTTGCGTGTGATGGCCGCCGCTGTCGATCAGGGTCGTCTGAATACGCATCGCCCGACCGTCCGCGCGGTGATAGGCGCGCAGCAAAAGCTCGTCGAGACTGTGCCAGACAGGGTCCATCGCCGGATCACCCATCAGCACCGTGTGCTTGATGCCCCAGCTTTCCGCGCCGGCGCCCCAGCCAACAACATCCAGCTCTAGGCGATTGTCCTGCACGTCGACGGCCGCTGTCAGCCACAGCACCCCCTTGGGAAAGTCGTCCTCGCCATAGGGTTCACGGCGGGCCAGCAAACTGTCCTGGCTGACCGATACGCCGCCCTCTTCCCACTCCTCGGCCAGCTGGGTGTTCGTGAACACCTGAAGCGTGAGCACATCATCCTTCTGGTTCAGGAACTTTTTGACGGTGGCAGCCAGCGACTGGGTCAGCGAATAGAGCTTCGACGGATTGAACCCCTGATGCTCGCACGGTATGGGCGTCCGGTTGCAGGTCGGGCACAAGGCCTCGCCCGTGGGTGTCCAATGCTCGTCGCCCGACCAGTCGAGCGGCTTGTGATCTGCGTTACAGCATCGAAACGGGCGAGTTTGCCGATACCCCAGATCGCTTTCATGTTGGACCGCCTGAACCGCGGCCCGGCGCTCTGCCTCAGACCAGACGACCCCGCAGCCGCGACAGCAGTAACCAGCCGTTTCCGGCAGGTGTTGGTGGTTTTCGTCCTTGTCCCAGCGGACCCGGTCGAACGTCATGACCTGCGCATCACCGCAGTGCGGGCACCTCACAAAAAGGCGGCGCTGGTCGCTCATGGCATACTCCCGGCCGATCCGGCTGAACCCTTTTCGTGTTGGCGAACAGGTCCGAATGCTTTTGGCGTTCCAGAATGAGGACTGACGTTCCTCAGCCAGGGATAGTGGATCACCTTCCTTGCCGGCGGTCGGCGGGTACTTGTCGACCTCATCGGCCAGGATCACCCGCTTCGGACGACTTGCCAGATCCGTTGGCGAGTTCGCACCGACCAGATCGATGACCGAGCCCGTGTCGAAGGCCTTGCGGGTCAGCGTGCTGTCGCTCGATCGGCTTTTCGGGTCCGGGCTGATTTCCGCCAGGACGGGCGTCACCTCGAGCATCGGTTGCAGCCGGTCTTTCGAAAAGGACTCGGCCAATTTGTCGGTCGGCTGGATGAACAGGATCGGGCTGGGGTCCTGATGAGAAAAGTAGCCCGCCGCGTTCAGCAGCAGCTCTGATTTGAATTCCTGCGTCGGTGCCATCACGGTCACCGTGCGCACCTTGGGGTCCGTGACGGCGCGGGTTGGCCCAAGGGCCATTGGTGATCGCGACGTGCGCCAGCGGCCCGGCTGGGCAGCGGCGCGTGACGACAGGCGACGAAACGTGTCCGCCCACTCGATGAGATTACGGCGCGGAACCGGCTTCAGCGTCTGTCGGCGGATGGTCTGGAATACGGCCGCCACCGCTTCCCGTTTCGCCCGTCGGTTCGCCGATGACGTCATCCGCACTCAATTCCTTCAGGATGTCGTCGATCATGTCCGCAATGACCGGCTCGAACTCGAGAGCGCGGCCCGCATCAAGCTCTGGCGCCAGTCGCCCCGGCAACGCCGTCAGGCGAGCGCGCACGGTCGAGTATTCGCGAGTCACGACTTCGGCGATCAGCTCGACATCAACGACGCGGCCTTCAGCTTTGGCCAGATCGATCTCGGCTATCGCGGCCTCGGCCAGCATCTTGCGGGCACGCGCCTGGTCATAGTTGGCAGGCGGGATCTTGGGCTGGTCCGGCTCGCCCTGGGGCTCGCCCGGCCCCTCCACATTCTGCAGGTGCCAGCGGAACACATCCGGCGTGTTGAACAGCCACTCTTTTCCCTTCGCGCCTTTTTGCTCAACCGGGCAACCTCGGCGAACCCAGGCCGAAACCGTCTTGACCGAAACACCGAATATTTTCGCACAGTTGGCGCGGTTGACGATATTTCGATCCGCGCTGCCGCTCATCGTGCTTCAGCCTTGATCGCGAAAGCCATGAAACACCCTTCCCGAATCCTCATGACTAGACACAATTCGGGGACCGAACATACCCACGTCCCGGAGGGCCTCGGAAGAACCTAGCGGGGTGGGGGTGGTGGGCCTCGAAGCCGCTGACAGCGTTGACCTTTTTAGCGCGCGGTCCGCATGGCTTGGCGCATCGCGAGGCGAAGGCTGACCGGCAATTGGCGACGCACGAACGCGTCTGAGGTGCCGAAGAAATCGTATCGACGTCGGTATTGCGGCTGGCGCACCTCGATCAACACGGGCTTGATCGCGCCGTTCCGCTTGCGCTCCCAGACGCCCGGCGACAATTGACCACCCCGCTTGGGCACGAAGAAATCGCGGCGACGCTGATTTCGCGATCGGCTGCGACTGGTGCGGTTCTGGGTGCCATCCGATGACGCCCCGACCGCCGACAAAAGTCGCACATATGTCGCGCGGGGCAGGTTGCCGTATTGGTTCAGGCGCTGACCCGGCGCCGGCACGAGAAATGACGAACGACCGATCAGTCCCCGGCGGCGCAGCGATGCCTCATGGCGCTTCACAAGCCGCGGCGTTCCGAACACTTGCGGCCGCAGGTATTGCCCTGCTGCCGTCC